CTCTTGGAATTTACCATCTTGAACAATATCAATAAAGTCTGGATGGTCAGCTTGTAATTTACCAAGAATCCTTTGTTGCTTCATTGCTAATGACGCTTCTTCTGCCTGTTTAACAGACGGATGATTTGATATAGCTTTAGCAATCGCTTTGTCAGGGTCACTGAAGAAGTCTACATCGTCTTCTTCGTCTTTTTGTTGTGGGCTAGTAGCGGCAATTTGAGACTTAACGAAATCATCAACAATTTTGCGGAGTTCGCCTACTTCGGAAGATTGCTTACCTAAAAGTTTTTCAGCTTCTTGATGCATTTGGACAATATCTTTAATGTCCTTACCCTGATATTTTTCAGGAATGTCATCTTCAGCTTCTGCTTCAGGTTCTACAGGTTGCTCCTCTTCAGGAATCTGTTCTTCTTCTTCAAAGTTTGCGAGCGTTTCCCCATCTTCTGTTTGATATTCGGGACTCTCATCTATAAAACGTGCCATATTGTTAAACTCCGTGCCGTAGCATTATGGAAGGTTATTTACGAGCGGCTCTCTCATGATCCTTAGCCCACCTATCGTCTTTATCAGGCCAACCGTGACCTACGAAATGTGTTCGGACTGGGGAGATTATCCGTTCTGAGGTATCACCACATTCAAGGCAAGTAGTCAAACTGTCAGTATGATCTACCCATTGTTCTTCAATGTGTTGACATGAAGTGCATTTAAAGTCGTAACGTCTAATCATTGTTAGACAACTCCTCAAATGCATTTTGTATCCCAGTTTCAAAGCGTATAATATTAAGCAACACTACACGTTGCCCTTGTAACTGTGATAAATCTTTTTCAGTCTTAAGGTCATCAATAGAATGACTATTAAGAATTTCTTTTGCTTCTTGAACAAATTGTTTCCAACCATCTGTCAAGAATAAATCAAAGTAGTTTTCATAATACTTTTGTTCTTCAGGACTCAATTGAGTTTCTCCTGTTGTCTATAATAACTATTATACCATAGTATATGTCATTTGTCAAGTAGTTTCTTGACTCTTAGTAGACTTTGTGGTACGGGTTGCTTTAGCTTCCTCAAGTTCTTTGATTCGCTTATCAAGTTTTGTCAAGATGTCATTCATTTGTTCAATGACTTCTTGGAACTCTTTTTTAGTTACTACCATTACTCCCTCTCATTTGCATTTCAACAATGTCTTCTTTCGTTTCAATTTCACGTTGCTTCAGTGCTAATTCTGCAACTTGTTTGCGTCGATTAAATTCTTGTTCTGTAGGATCAGTGCCCATTCCCTTCATAACCGCTGAATATCGTCTGGTCTCACTATCTACAGGCAACAATTCAGTCTCTACTCTATTTTGCTCAATGCGAGACATGACTTCAGCAGTCTGTGCTTGAGTGTATTCAAGAATAGCCTGCTCTTTAGCCATCTGAAGCTGTTGCAATTGTTGTTGCATTTGTTGTTGTTCGGGATTTGGTTGACTGGCTTGTTGTAAGCCTTGAACAATTTCTTCACGATTCGACAAGTTCATATTGTCTACAATTGCCTGAATCAACTGAGGGTACATTGGCGAGTCTTGACCCATTGTCTGTAATAACTGTACCAACTGAGTGACTTCATACTCACGAGCAATGATACCTAATGAACTACTAGCAACAAACTTATAGTCACTCACTGGATACAATTCAGGGTTAAACTGCATATACCGATGAGCGGCCTTGGTGACAAACGGGAGCAGGAATGCGTCTTGGAAGTTAATCAGTGTGCGCTTATGCCGCTTAATAATAGCTCCAAGCGACATTGAGATCCCTGCGGCTGTGGCATCCCCATTGACTGAACCGGGGATACCTGCGGCATCAATTGCACCTGTAGCCATCTGTACCATCTGCTGTAAAGTTTGAGCTTGGTTAAAGGTGGTAGGGTCTAATTGTCCAAAGTTAAACGGCTTAAGGATCTCTGCAGGGTTGCCGTTAGTCAGGATAGCTTTACCCGGACGTACCTCTAGCTTAGCACCACGAGGGAGCCTAGAAGCGTCCACAGCCATCATTGGGTGTACAGTGAGTGCTAAGGCATCAATACGTGCACGTAACTCTGTATCAAGTGCTTTCTGTGCATTGTATCCTTTCTCACAGATACCACGGCCCCAGAAGCGGCCCGGAACAACGTCCCAAGGGAAAGCAACGACAGGACGATCTTGCATCATGTAAGGGTTTGCTTCCGCTTTAAGCAACGTACCACCGTTAGCAATAACGATTACTGCTTCAGTGTACTCTGGCTCATCTTCTTTTTCTTCGGCTGTCTCGTCTTCTTCACCTTCTTCATTAATTGAATTGAGAAGATATGTTGGCACAAGACCATAGTACTTTGTCAGCCTTACTTTATCATCCATGTAGATGGTGAGGTCTTGGTCAGGCTCAATGTCCGTGTCAGGAGCCGCTACAGCAACGTCAACGTCAAAGTAAATACCTGCTTCCTGTGCTTGTGTGACTTGGTGCAGAGGGACAAATTCGTCAATAGCTACACCTAGGGCTTCATCAATGGAAGTCGCTACAGGATCAATTAAGAAGTTCTGTGGCATAACAGGACGCATCTTAACCAATGTACGGGTGCTTTCCATTACGCCAACAGCCGTCATGTTTCCGTCCATAACAGGTTGTGTAGCAGGCTTGAGCTCTGTAACTTCATCAAGAATTATTTCACCGACCCCAGTACCAAAGACAGCAGAGTTAATCAAGCACTCCGCAATTGACTTACGAGCCTTAGCATACTTCATGTCTTCGTCTAGTTGTGTACGGAGAATTTGGATGTCTGCTTTATCTTGGTCTTGATAGTCATCGGCAATGTCGAACCACTTACCACGACCAAAGGTAGCTTCTTCAACTTCAGCTACAGAAGACTCCACAGCTTGCTGTAGTGCAGGAGAAATAAGTCGAGAGCGTTCTGAAGCTCGCATAGAGTCCTCTTCAGCCCAGATGCCACGCCACAAGCGATAGTATTCATCAAACTTCTCCTGATAGTTAGACTCAAAGTGGTCACGCCATTGGTTACACTTATGAATTACCCATCCTTCTAATGAGCCTGTGTCTTCTTGATTGTGATCATAATCCATATTTAATATCCTGCTACTGGATCAAGTATTTCAAAGTCGTCTTCTTCGTAATCGTAGTAGTACGACACCTTTGCTAATTGGTCAATGTAGGCTAAAGAGTCCACAAGGTCATCATGGACAAGATGGTTTGGGAACTGGAATAGCTCGTCCATAAACTCTGCGTTCCAGTCCCCCTTGTTCAAGGTAATTTGTCCGTGCTCAAAGCGTCCTTGAAGAGCCCAGACAACACGGTCAGTCTTTTTCTTGTTGCCGTGGGTGAGTTCCTCCACCCTGAAGAACCGTTGCTTTGACTTCATTAAGTCGGTAAGGTAAGGAAGTACCGCATTCTTTAGTGCTCCTTTTTCTATACCAACTGCGACTGGTTGATAAGCATGAACAGCGTCGACTATTTTCTTGGCGGTTTTCTTGATGTCCCATCTTCCATGTATGATTTCTGCTACCCACCATCCGTTCTCGTTTGCTTTGACGATTGAGATGGCCGTTTGGTCGAGCTTGGTGTTTTTGGACTTAGTAGCAGATTCAACATTAGCAAAGCCCGCAAGGTCGACTGAAATATAATAATCACCAAACTCAGGCTCTTCATCATCAAACTGTATCCAGTCTTCTTTAAAGATCTCAGAACCACTTGCCTCAAACGATGCAAGGAACTCCTGTCGGAATGCATAGGATGACATTGACTTCTTAGCTGTATCAATCTCGTCTGGATCGAGAAGCGGGTTGTCGTAAGACGTAAAGTGCCAAGCCTTATAGCTATCATCATCTGACAGAGTAGCGTAGTTATATAGCTCATAGAAGTGGTTACGGCCCATTGGTGTCCCAATGAACATCGCATCTCCCTTTTGGTCAGCAAGAGCAGGTCTTAAGATCTGTTCCCACACACTGGGCTTCATATCCGCATATTCGTCCATTACGAGGAACTTAAGGGATACACCACGCATTGTCTCTGGTCTGTCAGCACCCTTGAGGGAGATAGTACAGCCGTTGATTAGAGTAATCTGTAGGTTGTTAATATGGGATGACTTGATCACTGGATGAGCTAACTCAAGCAGTGTCGACCACATAATGTCTCGTGCCTGCCCTTGTGTAGGGGCTACGTAAAAGACATGACCTCGCTCTGTCTGTAGAGCGTTAATGATGAGTAGCCACGCCGCTAGTCTGGACTTGCCAGTACGACGACCTGCGGCAACAATCTTGAAACGCACAGGGTCACTAAAGACATCCTGTTGCCACGGTAAGAGTTCGAC